GGCTCGCGCTCAAGGCGAGGCTCGTGAAAAGTATGATCGCGAAATGCGCGAATATGAAGCTCTTCAGGAGCGCCAGCGGTTAGCTCTCGACAAGACCGAGCAAGAAATGCGCATGGCCGAGCAAGAGCTTAAAGATGGGACTATTGACCCCAACCGAGCTTATGGCGGTGTAGGTGGGCGAGTAGCCGCAGCTTTTGCAACTGCTATTGGCGCGTTTGCTCAAGGTATTTCGGGCGGCAAAATTCCAAACACAGCCTTGCAAATTATCAACAGCGCTATTGACCGAGATATTTTTGCCCAAAAAGAAGAAATGCGAAAACGTAAAGATGTCTTAATGAATAAAAACAACATCTATGCGCAGATGATGAAGCGGTTTGGTGATGAGCGTATGGCAGAACAAGCGGCGATTAACATGGGTTACAATGTAGCCATGATGAAAATTGGAGAGCTTGCAACGCGGCACAAGGGGGCAGCGCAGCAAGCGGCGGCGCAGCAATTAATTGCCCAGGCTGAAAACAAGTACGCAGAAGGTAACGCAAGGCTTGCTCAACTTGTTCAACAGCGTCAGGCTAGGCTTGGGGCGGCTGGTCGAGCCAAGCAAGGGCAAACTCAGAAGCTGTTTAAAAACGCTTTAGCGGGGGCAAAAAAGCTTTTGACCATGTGGAACAACCTTGATGCTGGTTACTCGGCTATTTCGGGTATTCTGGGAATGGTGGGGCCGAAGGTTCAGCAAATAGGATCATCGAAAAAAGACGTTCAATATACGGCACAGGTTCAAAACGTTGCACAAAACATCAACAAGGCGTTTAGCGGTGCCCGTGGTTCAGATAGAGATTTGGCTGCGGTTCTTTTGCAAATGCCTGATCAGGCTGTTTTTCTTGGCGGTGAGAAGGCAGGGCGAGAAAAAGGTCGAGCTTTAATTAAGCAGCTTATTGGTAACTTAGAAACAGCTCAGGTTGGTAGTGATGGTTTAATTGCAAAGGACGCTTTTGCAAATCAAATGGTTAAGTCGGGCGTTGTTTCTGAGGACCAAATTAACGAAATGATAGCTGATGAGCGATTTAAAGAGTTTACCACGTTTTTAGAGGGCGAATAAATGCCAAAGATGTTTGATACGCGGGCGCAGCAGTGGCGCGATATACCTGATGCACAAGTTCAGGCTGCGTATGAGTCTGGCAAGTTTGTTTTTGCTAAGGGCGAAAAAATTAACATCGAAGCCCCTGATGGCCGTTTTGGGACGATAGACGAGTCTGAGCTTAGTAAGGCTTTTAGAGCTGGCGCTACTTATGACACGGCGGCGGCGCGGCAAGAGCGGGCAGACAGAGCAGAGTATGAGGGTAAGAACGCCGAAGCTTTGCTTTTAGCGATTGGTCGGGGCTTAACGTTTGGTGGCTCTGACGTAGCGCTTGACTGGCTCGGGGCGTATGACGAAGAAGAGCTTCAGAAGATTGAGGACCACAACGCTGTTTTAAGTGGTATTGGTGAGGTCGGCGGGATGCTGCTTCCTGCTGTCTTTAGCGGCGGCACTACAGCGCTTGCGGGGGCCGGGTTAAAAGGGGCGGCCAAGCAGGTGCTTGCTCGAACTCCCGCAGGTTTTGCACATCGTTCAGCGGCAGCCGTGGAAAAGGGCGCGGCCAAGCTGTTAGGTGTTGAGGGTGCGGCGGGGGGCTCCAAGCTACTTCGAGCTGCTCCAGCAATGGGGTTAGCTGGTGGTGTTGAAGGTGCCTTGTTCGGTGCGGGTGAGACTTTTTCAGAAGAGCTTCTTGGCCGTACCGACAAGACCGCCGAACAAATAATCGGAGATATTGGTTGGTCGGCTGCTCTTGGTGGTGGACTAACAACAGCATTTGCTGCCGCCCCTGCTGCGGTCGCTAAAGCATTTCAGTCTCAAGCTAAAACGACGTATCCGACAGGGCTAGCCAAAAAGGTTGCAGATTTTAAGGACAAGTACACCGCTGCAATGACAGGGGTTGATACTGAGATTTTATCTAAAACCCGTGACCCTAAATTCTTGGATGACTATCTAGGGTTTTCTGACGTTCAAAACGGTATCTCAGTGTCTACACGAGAGCATATTGGCGGCTTGTTTAACGCGGCGTTTGGCGCAACCAAGTCAGTAAACGCTGAAAAATATCGGGCGTTTTTGCCCAAGGTAAACCCTGCCGATGAGGTTGCGACCATAAACAGCTCTATGGACGCGCTGACATTTTACATCGATGACCTTACGTCTTCGGTAAATAGAATCGCAGACGAAACAAAGCGCTCGGCGGCAAATGCCCTTATAAAAGAAGCGCAAGGCGTACAGGATGCTATCGCCAAATCCATTAAGGGGCGATTAGATGACGCTGGAATAAGCGGCTTTGAGGTCAAGGTTAATCGCGAAGTTGGTTCACCCGAGTATGGTTCGATTCAGGTATTTAAACGCCAGCAACAAGGGCTGTCTTATAAGGACGTACAGCATGACGCGAATGCTTTGCTCGGAGCATTAAAGGGCGACCCTAAGACGGCCAAGTTTATCTTTGAGAAGATGGACCAGTTAAAGGTAGCGCAGGGTAGGCTTGACGGGGGCTTTGCGGGCTACAAAAAGCTAAAAGACGCGCTCGAAGATAGCGCAGTTTTTGGCCAAGCTGGGGATATGCAAAAAGCCTTAAACGCTCCGTGGAGTGAGCTGATAGGCACGCAGAAAGATTTTGCTCGCGAGTTTCTCAAAAAGAAAAAAGGCGCAAAACTCGGCGATCCTGAATTTATCGCTGACGCAAATAAAGTTAATTCGTTTATTAAGAACTTAGATAAGACTGAAACAACGCAGTACCACCGCGCTCAAATGTTTGACCAATACATGGACGCATTCGAGACTTATCTTGATACGGCGCAATCGATTGGTATGAATATCGACGGTGCTTTCCCTGGTGCTGTAAATGCAGCCAAAAGTTTAAAGAGTAAGTGGACAGAGTACAAAGCCCTACAAGCAGCCAAGAAAGAACTTGATAGTTTATCGCGGCAGCCTGGAATTATTTCAGAGACGTTCGCTACCGTTGGCGGCTATGCTTTTGGTGGATTGCCTGGTGCCCTTGCAGCTCGGTACATTCGCAACATAGCATCCCCCGGCGATGCAGTTAGGCGGCGCGTAGTTGCTCACCGCATGAAGTCGCAAATCAATAAAGTTATTGATGACTACGCCGAGAACGCAACATCAAGGGTAATTAATAACAGCTACGCTTCTTTTAGCGCCCTTAAGCCGTCAAAGCGGGCTTCATTGTTAGGGCTTATTGGGGCCAAGGCCACCGGTAACGCTGAAGAAGACACCGCCAAGGAGATGGAAGCGCTTGCCTCAATTTCTAGTCCTGACGCTTTGGCGGAAAAAGTAGCTCAAAATTTAGGACCATTAAACGACGCCCCGATGCTTAAAGAAGAGATGACCGCAAACGCCATTAAGGGCGCTCAACTTTTGCAGGCATCGGCTCAAAAAAATTCATCGTTAAGCATTAACCCCATTACAGGGCAGCAGCGCGTAGTTGTTTCAGATGCAGGGGCAGCAAATTACGCTAGAGCCCAAAATGCTATCATGGGGCCTGCTCTTGACCAGCTTAACCGCGAAGTGTCTACCGGTGCCTTAACCGTTGACACCGTTAAAAACACTAGAGAAATGTACCCCATTCTTTACGGGCGTTACGTTACCAAGTTTAACGAAGAGCTAGCCAAGAAGTCAGAAGGCGGTAAAAAAATCTCTTTCGATGCGATGCAAATGTGGGGTAAGCTTAACGGGCAGCCTGTAGTACCTACGCAGATAGCGAGCGCATTGCAGGCAGTTCATAAAGCCGTAGAGGGCCAGCAAGAAAGAGGCGGCGGTAGAGCCGTAGCTGGCCTTAAGGGAATAGCAAATCGAGGCGTGCTCCCGGTAGAGCGTGCGATGACATAACCAATTGAGTTGAAGATATGACTCGGCCTTGTGCCCCAGGAGGATTTTGAGATGCGAACGTTAGTATTTACGGCTGACCATTCAGCGACAACTGAGCTGACAGCTATGACCTTGGATGTTCAAGAGCATTCAACCGTAACTATTCGATGCCTTTGTGACCGAGGCGGCACCCTTAAGACGAAGTATGTTTTTGACAGCGGCAAGGTGGCTGATGACCAGTCCCTTACTGTTGCGGCGGC